CTTGCTGCTGTTACTGCTGCAGATCAGTTCAAGAGTTACGAAGATCTTGAAAGAAGATTAAAGTATGTGTTAGGTAAGAAACCTGCACAACAACGTTACATCCCTGATGAAGAGTTAGAGGATGAGAGCGAAGGTCTTAATTCACGTTCAGTTGCAGAAGAAACAGTTAACAGAGCTGTCTCTACTCCAACTTCATCTACAACTGTAGATAAAGATGAAGATGATGCTCTTTCATATTTCCAAAAATTAGCAGAGAGTTAAGTGAGATATAATCAGATCTGTTTAACCCTTTTGGTCATAGCAGCGTATATTAACTTACTCAAATAGTCTGATATTATCAGCACGTTTCATGGATTCACTCACATACTGAGTGGATCCTTTTTTATATTCCATCATTTCTTCTAGATCATCAAAAACAACATTTAAATATATTGGTTTAATTAAAAATATTCTTCTCTTTTTATCATTAATTGATTGCTCATATTGATAATTAGTAACTGCTTTTGATACGGGGTTAACTGTTACTTGTTCAGAGGTCAAGGGTTCATGATAACTTACACTTTGTGCAGCACTTACTCTAACTCCTTTTGGAAATATGATAACTCCACTACTATCTTTTACTTCAACAGACTCATAATGATGAATCTCATCTAGTTTTGCAACCGTTCCATACTTATCTAAAACATAACTCTCAAAAGATTGTTGAGATAATGGCCATTCATTTTGAATATTAATAATATTATTTGATAATAATACAACCCAATCTAGTTGAGCGTTACCATATACTATATTGGCAACATTATCTGGTCTATCATCACCTTTGATGTCATACTTCTCAAAGACAGTTAAATCTTGAAACAGATCCTCTCTTAACTTTCCTCTTTTAAAAAAGTTTTTTACTTGTGTATAGTTTGAAATAAATTGACCGTCTTTAGTGCGGTTAACATATTCAAAGTCTGGTATGTTTCGGAAATAATTTTTAGCCATGTTAGAAACCTACTGATTCATCTCTGTCTTGATCAAGTTTAGTATAATCATCATGGTAAATTGGTTCTAATTCATTGAAGGAAAGTGTCATTTGATATGCAACCATAGATGAGTTTTCATATGTTTGATAGTTACCATCAGGAGTATAGTTAATACTACATCCTACTAGAGCACACTCTTTTATTTTTGGGAGGAAACTATGTTCTTTTCCTCGTGCTGTTAAATATCTTAATTTATATGTATTTGGTGATTTTAAAAATACTTGACTCTCAGTTCTCTTCACTGCCATTGATTGTTTAAACATTCTAATTATTTTTTTTATCATCTCACTTTCTTCATAATCTCTGGGGCTCATCTTCCATGCTAATTGGAATGTTCTCATTGAGGGGCCTTTGAAAAGCAATTCCATATTAGGATTTATTATTTTTCCAGTCGCCCTTGTTAAGATACTACCACCCGTTGCTGCTTTAGCTAGTGCTCCTGCCACTGCAGTTTTTACATCACCAGAACCCTCACCAACTGCCACACCAATCTCTCCAAGAGTATCTGCTAATCCATCTATAGCACCACTTCCTTTTTCAACGTTGCTAAAGAAAGCATTAGAAGCTAAAAGTTTTACAGGATCCATCGTATCTTGATCCCAAGATACGCTATTGCTATCGGCAACGTTACCTGGCACAGGTAAGAAAACACTACCTAACACTCTAGATCTATATCCTTCTCTTTCACCAATTCCAAGAGAGGGTTTTCCTTGTGAATTTTGCCCAATTGGTCTTGGTTTATATTCTAATACTGATATTTGTAATTTATCCTGATCAACATTTGATTTTATTGCTACTGGATAATAATAGGTATAACGTGATCCATATTTTTCTCTAGGTCTATCTTTTGCTTCATCTGCTAATGTTCTAAGACGTTGATTAGCACCAACAGCTTCATCAGATGGATTACCCTGATCATTTATTCCTTGACTTCTAGCAAGTTCTCTTATTGCTCCACCCTGTGTAGATAAACCACTACCTCTACCAAATCCCAATGTTCTAAAATATTTTACAATTGCATTTGCACTTACGTTATTAACTTGTGCATTAAAATTACTAGTTCTACTATTAAGATCATCCCAACTTGCATCAGGTAATACATATCCCAATGTTGTGTCTTCATCATCCATATATTTTCTTTCCCATACTCCATTCGCACCAGGCCCTCTTGTCGCTGCAGTTGTCCACGTTGCTCCTGTTCCACCACCAGTAACACCACCATCTATAGCAGTTCTATCTACTTGCAGATTGGTAGTAAAAGAACCAGGCAATGCCCTTCCATTAGCATCATTTCTCCATGTGTTATTGGATCTATATGCTATTTGATATTTGGTTGCGTCGTCTCTTGTATAGGTTCTTACCCAACTAGAACTGTTAGCAGTTGTTGCCATTTAGAAGGTTTTTATTTATTTAGTGATAAACTTTGCATAAGGTATTGCAAGTAGGTCATCTAACTCAATAGATTTGACCATATACACTTGACCTGTGAGTTCTTCCCATGTGTAATTACGGGATGATTGCCAGTGAAAATTGATTCCTCTGAATCCCCACCTGAATAAATCTGTGACCGCTACTAGGGGATGTTGATCATACTGAACGTTAGGAGTCTTTGCATTATATACAAAGGTATAATACTTTCCTACACTGGGTATCGCTTCTACCGTATTGTTTAGTGCACCCATAATTTCTAACATCATATCTTCTGGATTTGATATGCCGTTTAGTTTATTTTTGATTGCCTCAATACGATTAGCATTGACAGTTGGTGGTCTTCTTTCTTTTTGATCTAAAGGAACAGGTTTACCAGTATATTGACCAGGTTTGGTTGGGTTTTTAGCATCAATCTCTGCTTGAACCCTAGCAATTTCAGCTGGATCACCACCAAAGTTTTCTTTTTGCCAACTAAATTTTCTATCAACCATTACTTAATACCTAACTCATCCTCAGTAATTATCTTAAATTGAATCATACGATCTTCACAAAACTCCACTGCTGCTTTCCATTTTGCTTGATTGACAGCATAGGTTTGACACTCATAGAGATATGATTTAGTCATTCTCTTTCTTTTCTTAGGTGGTTGAGTTTGTTTTTTTGGTTTAACCTCGACCACATAGTTTTTAATTTTATTATTTTTCTCTCTTACTTTGATTATGTAATCAGGAAAATAACGATGCACACGTTTATCAATCGGAGACATATAAGGTATGGAAAACTCCTCTGATGCCCATGATATTATGTTCTCATTCTTATCACACCACACACAAAAGCGTCTTTCCCAACTACTTCTACAGATAATATTGTTCGGATTGCCTTGATATTTCTCTGGATTAGATGGTTTATAGCGACTTTTTATACTTTCTGCCATTATCTTGCATACATAATATATAAGGTCAAATGTATTTATAAATGGCTTCCATCCCACCACAGAGATTAACAGTAGATAAAATTGTAAGTGATTTGCTAGAGCCAGCAACCACCTCGTTTTACCAAGTTTCGATTCAAGATCCAAAACAATTAAATGAAAATGGAGAATCTTTTGGAAATTACCTCCGTCAACAAGGTCTTGGAAATTTATTTAATTTTAAATACCTTGATAAAACAAGGAGAGAAAAACTACAATTATTCTGTTCAGAGGCAACACTGCCAGGCTCATCAATGGCAACATCAAACTTAGATAACGATTTTCCAGGCATATCAGAGAAATATGCTCATCGTAGAGTTTTTGATGAAGAGATATCATTAACATTTTATTGTGATGCAAAAGAATATATACCGATTAGATTTTTTGAGGCTTGGATGTCATACATGACAAATGATACAAATGATAGACACAGTGGTGAATTTACTTATAGAATGAAGTTTCCTGCTAAGTATAAAGGTGGTTTAGAGATAACAAAGTTTGAGAAGAACTTGAACTCACAAGATCCAATTAGAGGTAGAACAAGACCTTTAACATACAAATTTATAGATGCTTTTCCGAAAGCCATCTCAGCGATGCCTGTAACATATGACGCTTCAGATTTATTAAAATGTAGCGTTTCATTTTCATATACAAGATATAGTGCAAAACCAGCCAACAATAATGCTGGTGATCCATCATTTGCATATTATGCTGGTAAATTTGCTAATATTGCTGTAGATAAGTTAACTGGAATAGATTTACTGGGTGATGTCGTAGGAGGAGTTGTTCAGAGATCTTTATCTAATTAACCCTGCTATATAATATACTGAATTGCATAATAGGATATCATGCCTTTACCAAAAATTGCGACACCAACGTATAGTATGGTGTTACCATCCACAGAAGAGGAAATAAACTATAGACCTTTTCTAGTGAAAGAAGAAAAACTTTTAGTTCTTGCTTTAGAAAGTGAGGATACAAAACAGATTACTACAGCCATCAAGGCAGTTCTTAAGAGTTGTGTTCAAACAAAAGGAATTAAAGTTGAATTACTACCCACATTTGATATTGAATATTTGTTTTTAAATATTCGTGGTAAGTCTGTAGGTGAATCAATAGATGTTAATATTATTTGCCCTGATGATGAGAAAACAAGTGTTAAAGTTGTTATTGACTTGGATGATATCAAAGTTCAAAAAACTGAGGGCCATACAAACAAAGTTGAATTGGATAAAAATTTAATGATGGAACTCAAGTATCCTTCTTTAGAAGAGTTTATAAAGAGTAATTTTGATTTTAAAGATGAGAATGCAATGGATCAATCATTTAAATTAATCGCATCTTGCATAGATAAAATATATACTGACGAGGAAGTATGGGCAGCAGGAGACTGCACCAAGAAAGAGATAACAGAGTTTCTTGAATCGATGAACTCATCTCAATTTAAAAAGATTGAAGAGTTCTTTACAACAATGCCTAAATTATCACATACTATAAAGGTAAAGAATCCAAATACAAAGGTCGAAAGTGAAGTTGTGCTTGAGGGTTTAGCGTCTTTTTTCGGGTAGCAATGATCCATATGGATCTTGCTAGCTACTACAAGTTAAACTTTTCGTTGATGCAATACCATAAATACTCATTAACTGAGATTGAAAACATGATGCCTTGGGAAAGAGACATCTATGTTGGATTATTAAAACAGCATCTCGAAGAAGAGGAACTTAAACGACAGCAATCAAAGAATGGCTAAGCGTCTAACCGCTACTATAAGCAAAGAAACTAAGCAACTGCTTATCAATGACTTTGGATACGAACCCGTTGATCTTGAATCTTACACGGGTCAAATTCGTGCGTTGAAAGAAAGTTTCAACACACTTCAGATAAGCAATCCAAAAGATCCTAGATTAATACAACTACAGATAAAGATACGACTGGCACGTTAAAGAAAACAAGAAAGAGAAGAAAAGATGCAAAGACACCAGAGCAAGTAAAGGCAGAGATAGATGCGAAAGATAAAGCGATAGCAGATAGAAAGGCGAAGAAGAAAAAAGATGCAATGAATTTCATATCCCCAGGCTCTGCACCTGCTGCATTACCTCCAGCAGAGGGTGCTGGTGGTGGAGATATGTCTGGTGTACTCACGAAGATTGCTGGTGATGTAAATGTTATTAAAGGTATTGTTGCAAGTCAAGAGTCAATTGAAAAAAATAAACTTGATGATACTAGAGAGGCAAGAGAAAAAAAGAGAAGAAGTATGAAAGAAAACCTCTTAGAGGGTGGAAAGAAAATGTATGATAAAGTTGCTGGAACATTTGGAAAAGTTTTAGAACCAGCAAAAGGAATTTTTGAATCTATATTTAATTTCATAAAATTATTCCTTCTCGGTTCAGCCTTGATGAAGATACTTGATTGGTTTGGTAATCCTGATAATAAAGATAAGATACAATCTATATTCAGGTTCCTGAAAGATTTTTGGCCTGTTATTGCTGCTGGAGTTATAGCATTGATGGGGCCTTTACCCTCATTTATTGCAGCACTTGCATTAGCATTTGGATTTGTTA